GGGTAAATTGATGGCGCATTAGTTGAGGTAACAGTGATAGAAGTTGCACCAGAGCTAAACGTAGATGCATCTGTCAGTAGTGTTGTGGTATTAGCTATACTGCTTAAATATTGAGCACGAGCACTCACACCGCCGCTATCTTGCCAATAAAAAACAGGACCATTACGAGGCGCTAAAACAAGGTCAGCACCAAAGTTATCATTTGACCAAAGACGTAATTGTTGTCCAATGCCGCTTGAATAAGATGAGCCCCAAGTACCGCGACCCCAAGGACCAGAACCCCAGCCTGTTCCTATAGAGTAGACATTAAGACCTGTTTGATATTCATATTGCAGCGTTACTGTGCCACCAGTACCTGATCCTGTGCCAGTAGCATTAGTAGCAAAATTAACAGTAAACTGGTTGGTTGCTGGAATGCTGGTCACTACATAATCACCACCTGTAAATAGAATGCCGTTTACAGAAACGGTTGATGTAATTAATACATAATCGCCAATCGAAGGAGAATAATTAGTATCTGTAATTGTGATTTGTGAGCTGCCGTTAACTGTAGATATAGTTCCAGCTACTGATGTCAATGTGCTAGTTTGAACTATTGGGGTAATATCATAGTAAGATCCCCCAGAATAAATGTAGTACTTAGTATTAGTACCTAGTCCGTAATATACATTTCCTGCGCCTAAATCTTGGTCTGCCCATACCCAAATAGAACGACAAACGCCGTTAAATGTATTTGGACTTACTTGCGTCCAGCCACCAATCTTTTCTGCAAGCCCAGAACGAAACCGAACTTTATCACCGTCATACCATCCACCCTCATTAGAGTAAATAGTACCTTCACGGTTTAAGCCTGGTTTTAGTGCTATTTTTTGTAAAGGCATCGTTTACCCTAATATTTCTCTTGCTTTGGCTATTTTGGCTTTTCGGTCATCTAACCCTAATACTCCGCCATTGATACGTTTAGTCATTGTCTCGTAATCGCCTGTATCTGCCAAGTCATTTAAGCCTTTTTTGTTCCAAAACCAGCCAGCGCTTAAACACGCATATTGAGGATCCAAAAGCAAATCAGGATTACTAATAATATCCATACCAATACCAGATCCGCAGTTGGCATAGGAGTCACGTCCAGTAAGTTGTATAAGACCACGGCCCCTAAAAGCAAACCCATCACCAGATTCTTCATCACCGTTCCCCATGCGACCACCATAGACTTTATTGGCTATTTTTTCTGGGTTGTTTGCATACTGTTCAGCCACATCCATACTAGGAAATCTGCTGGGCCAAACACGCATAAGTGCAGCAGCGGAGTAATGAAGGTTTTCTTCCAAAGCTCTAAAATTATTAGATTCATGTTGGCACTGTCCTATAAAACAAGCTTGACGTTGTACGGTATTAATATAATATTTTGCAAACATATCAATTAACGGCGTATACCATTTTTCAGAATCAATACCAAGCTGGGTTAGTTGTTCTGGTTTCATTTTTTATTCCATAATTCAAACAAACTTTTGACTTTTTCTTCTAATACGCCGATACGCACATCCATCTTAGCTAGGGCAATAACCAAAGCAACAAAGCCTACTACCATAGGCCAGATTTTTGCAAGAACATCTACCATGTCCATTATTTGTTCGGTGTAGAGTTATATAACATTTGGTCTTTTTTCTGGCTACCAGCAGAACTGCCAAAGTAAAACGCTATGATTCCTGTCCAGGCTGTGCCAAGGCTACCTAACATAATCATTAAGGGTGTATTCGCAGTATCCGTAGGAGTAACCATAAGATAGGAAAGTATGCCAAAAAACCCAACAGTAACAAGAATAGAAAGGGTGGGAGGAATAAAAGAATGAGTAGCCGTTTGCATATCACGAGCAGAACTCCTATCTTGAACTGCAAGCTGTTCAAAATTTAATCCCAGTTCTTGCGCTGATTTTTGTAATTCTAATTCTGCTTGTTTAATGGATGCAATCTGGTCGGCATTGAGTTTTCCTGAGTCAATGGTGTCTTGTACTTGAGACTCGTCTATTCCCAAGGCTTTTGATACCGCTGATACAGCCAAGCCAGCAAGAGGACCACCAAGGCAAGTAGCAATAGTAGGTGCAATTTGTTTAAGCCATTCCATATCATTTTCCTATCACTGTTTCATTATCGCCTTTTTTGACAATAACTTTATTGCCTTCTATTTGAACACTCATAGGATCACGATCAGCCATTCCATCTAAACGAGAAATAAGTTCTTTCATAATTTCAAATTCAGGCTTTTCTTGTTTAGCAGAAGCACCAGCAACACCATTAAGCATCGAGATTAGCGCCGTTAAAGACGCACCGAGTAATCCCATAACAGCAGCCATCTTGTCTTTTTCTAAAATAATAGAAGCACCAACACCCATAGCAACGATGATGGTGATATAGACTAAGCCGTGTTTGCCAATCGCTTTTCCAGCAACTTCTTTTGCGGTTTCAATATAAGGTTGTTGTTCCATCATGTTTCCTATTTAAGTCTTAATAATAAAGTTAATACCTAGGTATGGAGGCAAGTTTGCGTTTGTGCCGCTAGTACCAGCAGCATTTATGCTTGTAGAAGCGCCTATACCTGTTGTATTTCCGTTAATAGTAATTCCAGTTGTTGCAGTGCCAGTATTTTGACTGCTAATAGCTGTCAATACAGCAGAAATATTAGGCTGTCCATAAGACTGGAATGTGCCATTCATAGCGTGACTATGGCCTGGGTCATTTACTACGTGGGTGTGGCCTGGGTCTGAAATAGAAGTACTTGCTGTATGGGTATGGCTTACAACAATAGCGTCTGCAGAACCACCAGTAGCGCCTATAGTAGTACCGTAAGGCATACGGTTTGTATAATTTGGTAGGTTAAAGGTGGTAGAGCCATCACCTGCACCGAAAGTTGTGCCTGTAACTGCAAATAAAGAAGCATAAGTAGTTCGAGATACCGCAGCACCATTACATAATAACCACCCAGTAGGCGCAGAAGCTGCGGCGTACATAGTAACACTGCCTGTTGGAGAAAACCCTGCTGGTAGTCCAGCTACAGTTAATGTTCCTGCAACACTAAGGTTTCCAGATACAGTCTCATTTCCATTTACGTTAAAGTCTCCAGCAGAAGAAGTCTGGGCTGAATAGAAATTTGTGCCATCACAATAGACTTGCACGGTAGTTCCATTAGGAACCGTTATTAACGATCCAGAAGATCCACCAATAGTAATAGCGTAACCACCTGTGGTCTGGTTTGAGACTACATAAAATTTATTTACTAGTGGAGCAATAATCTGACGAATAGCTGAATTTGCGCCATTAATCACCAAAACCATATTACGGGCTTCATCTGATACGCCGTTTAAGTTTGATAACGTATAGTTAGCATTAGACATGGTAATTGTCTGAACGCCAGACACTGCTTGTTCTATCAAATTCCAGTTTGTATTAGTGATAGTACCCCAGGTATTAGAGTCCTCTCCGTTAGCCATTAACTGAATTTTTAAACTTGTTGAGTATGAAGATGCCATTTTTTATCCTTGACTATCGTTAATTGGAGTCCAATTGGGGTTTTGAATATCATTAATTTGTGACCAAGAACCGCCTCCAGAATTGTTAATATTATTCCAGTTTCCAGTCTGGCTGTCATTAATTTTGATCCAGCCATAAATTTCATTAGCATCTGCAAATATAACTGGCTCTACAATGCTGGCGTTATATCCTGCTTGGCTTGCGTTAGAATCGGCAAAATTGACATTTTCTAAGATGCTTTCGATCCACTGGGCAGTAATTGTTGCAGAGTCTGAAAAGTTTACATTCTCGTTAATTGAGTCATAGAATACTGAACGCTGTGTACTAGAATCATCAAAGTTAACGTTCTCGGTAATCGTGTTTTTAAACGCTGATTGTTCAGAATTGGTATCTGCATAGTTAGCGTTTTCGTTAATAGATTCACCAAAAATGTTGTATTCACTAAATACATCTAAAAAAATGAACGGTTCGGTTATAGACTGTAGGAAAGCAAAAGCGCTGCTTGGAGTGTCTGCAAAATTAAAATTCTCCGCACGAGACACAGCAAATCCAGCATTAATAGATGGAGAATCAGCCAGATTGAAGTTTTCAGTTATAGACTCTGCAAACCCAGCTGCAATAGATGGACTATCTGCAAAAGAGAAGTTTTCTGTAATAGAAGAAGCAAAACCAGCATTAATAGATGCGGAGTCGGAAAAAGACAGGTTTTCTGTAATGGACTCTAAAAGGGCTGCCGTAACTGTATTGGCATCTGCGTATTGAGCATCTTCTGTAACGGATCCAGCAAATCCTGCAGCTATAGATTCTGCATCAGAAAAATTAACATTTTCAGAAAGACTTAGGACGAATGCGTTCCCACCTAATGCGGCAAATGGAGATTGGGCAAAGGCTGCGTATCCGAACATTATTTAGCTTTTAAAGCATCAACTTCGGCTTTTAATTCTTGAATGGCGGCTACTAATGTAGCTACTAGAAATGAAGTGTCAATACCTTGATAAACTGGGTTTCCTTCAGCATCAACAGCATCTTTTTCGCCAATTACCGCTTCAGGACAAATTGCTTGTAGTTCGTGTGCAATAAAGCCTTGACCAGCAGACCCATCAGCTTTCCAATTATAAGTAACTGGTTTTAATTGTTGAACTGCATTCAATGCGTTTTGCATTGGTGTGACATTTTCTTTTAGACGATAGTCTGAAGTGGTGTTATAGGCTACTGAAGTTCCGTTGGTAGTAATTGAGCCTCTTGCAGTTCCTGTGACATAAAAACCAACAAATGTTGAAGAAACATATCCAGTTGCTTTTGATAAATAAATGTTTGCATCAGCATTATTTTGTGATGCCACTAAACCTTGTGCAAGCCAAGTTCCAGGATTTACTGCTCCACCTATTGCTATATTTGCTGTGCTTGTAGTACCAACCA